TGATGAAGGTTGGTATCAAATCATTGTTGACTGTGATAATGAACTGACTGCAATCGACCCCGATTACTCCATCCTGCAAATCAAAGAGAAGTTTGGTGGACTGCGCTACTACATGTCTCCTTCGAACGATACGACCGTAGAACAAAGAGACGAGATGCATAAGGTCATATGGAAATACGAGGCGGTAGCCGCTCAGACCTGTGAAGCAACAGGAAAGCCCGGCGTTCTCATGAAGTCAGTTGGTGGCTGGCTTAAAACAGTGAACCCAGAATATGCTGCTTCGGCTCGTCACTACGCACGGTACACAGTTGTCACCCCTAGTATTGAATCATGAGGTATCTCTTTTATATCTATGGGGTCGTTGTAGGTATTGGTATTGGCGTGTTCATAGGTATCTCTTATAAAACTTTTCGCAAATAGTTTTTACATTTAAAGGGCGAACGTTCCTTGTATATGTTGACAAGGAGAAAACCAATGCTTGAATCAGTAACCACCCCCCTTATTGCCATCCTTTACGTGGATGGAGAAACGAAGATGTACGGGCCCTTCGACAATGGACGTAGTGCCCTAAAGTGGTACAGGAAGCAACCTAGAAACGTAAGGATTGGATTCAGTCCTTTACGTAGTCCGGACGTTGAGAGAACCTATGAGGACTTCTATCTACCCTTACGGATGGAAAGTGAAGATAGGGAGTTCTCAGTCGTCACGAGGGCGAGCCAGTAGTCTTTGGGCTCTAAGTATTAGGCTGCGCTCACGAGCGCTTTTGCCTCCCCAGATACCAAAGCGTTCGTTTGTATCTAGAGCGAAATCAAGACACTCCATTCGTACGGAACATTCTTTACAAATACCTTTCGCCCTTCGCAATCTCTCGACATCTCCGGGTGCGGGATAAAAAGTATCAACTGGTTCGTCTAAACAATTTCTGTTTCTAATCCATTTCGGTCTATTCGTCTGAATTCCGATAGTTGGATAATCAAGGTCATATTCATCCCATTGCGCCATAAGTGTGCGATAGTGTAACAGAGTATGCAACTGCAATCGGTGGTTGTTGTTATTGAGTGTGTGCTACTGTGTGTGTTATGAATTTCGCAATAGAACGTAAACGAAAAAGCAAACCGGCGGGATGCATAAATACAAAAGGGGTCGAATAGTTGTGATATACGAGATGGTCATGAAAAAAATTTCGTTTTCCGATGACGAGGCCCGTAAAGAACTCTTGGCCCATTTAGTAAATGAGCAAACCATTGGTTGGCATTCAGTATCGCCACCACCTAGTGAGCGGTCTCTTGTTCTTCGCAAGATGATTCAACAAATTCATCAGGCGTTAGAGGAGCATGAAAATGCAGGACGATGATTCACTATACGACAACCCAGAAAACGACCTTGAGTATCAACTGGATATGTTTTGGGATGAAGTGTTGTTTGCCAAAGATGAAGAGACTGACACACCAACGGGGATGGCATACGTACCAGTTTTCGTCATGGAACACGCTGTGGAGCGTCTCAAGCGTTATCAGATAATTGTGGAGAACCTGACCGAGGTCGGGAATTTGCTATGGATGGAAAATTTAAAAAAATATGGTGGCAGAAAAATTCACGAAAAAGAAACACCAAGTGGTTCAATAAACGACAAGGTGTTCAGGAATATGAGCGCATTCGTGAATGAACTCGGCGACCAAATCACCCTTGATGATGCGTATGTAGAACTTGCCCTGTCAATGGTCAGGATTCAACAAGGAGACCCAACTGGGTGGGCTCAGTATTTAAACAAAGAAGATGATTTATTCGACCGATTAGAAACCGGAGAAACAAATGGCTGAAAGAGTAAGACTAATGCCTGTTTCGAAAGAACCAAGAAAACTCAGCGAGGCAGACGCAGCAAGACTGCGTCGTAGACGAGAAGCGCTTGATGCGTTAAGGAAGCAAACCAAAATTGCAGAAAACCGCTTGAGGTGGGATATTTTCAACACATGGCGCGTTGGCGGTGGAACTTTGGTTGCGATTGCCGAAGCGACCAACTATCGAAAAGACTGGGTGTGGAGACTAATCAACAGGATTAGGAACAACGATAAGTTTTTACAAATGGCTATTGACGAATATTTGAAAGACAACCCAGATGCAACACTCTGATGAGTCAATCCCACTTCGGGACCGCCTTACCTATCCGGCTGGGGCAAACGAAGAAAAATATCCATATGACGAATGGTTTGATGGTTCGGTTTGGAAATTAAAAATGTACGAAGATTTTTTTGTGCATCCCGGGTCTATGCGTTCCGCCTTATATCACGCTGCACGCAAAAGAAACTTTAAAGTAAAAGTACACATACCTACAACAGAAGATGCGGTTTATGTTCAGGTGATAGATAATGAATGATGAAAAAACTTCAAACGACTATCAGCAAAGCATGGAGACAGCAGATGTAAGAATGAGCCTTGTTGTTAGGAAAGGGGCAATGATTATTGAACTCATGAAAGGCGGGCTGACTCCTACGCGGGCCGCTGAAGTGGCGGAGATTTCAAAAAACACAGTTTCCAACTGGATTAAACGAGGCCTGACAGAACAACGAAGATTGGAACAAGGCGGAGAACCCGACTTAAACGAAAAGATTTATATGGATTTTGCCCTCGGCGCACTCAAGGCAGAATCGGAAGCGCAATCGGGTTTGGTTCTTGCTTGGTTTAGGGAGGCAAGGCAAGGAGACTGGAAGGCAGCAGAGCGATTCTTGGCTAAACGTTGGCCACAAGAATGGGGCGATAACAACACCGTCAAACTAGAAGTGTCGGCAATGGGAATACAGTCAGATGCTCCAACTCTTCAGTCCCAAGAAGAAGACGACTCAAAAAAGCGAGCAGTTCTTGCCGCGTTGGTTGAAGCAGGTGACTTACCGAGCAATGTTTTGAGCGCGTGGGATAAGGATGATGTAATTGATGCGGAAGTAGTGGAAGATGATGAGTGATACCAAATTGACACCAGCGGGCGCTAAGTGTCCGTGTTCCCCGGTAAACAATAATCCATTTTGCGATTCGAACCAAGACGATGACGACTAGAGAAAACGTTCGTGCGCAACTTGCGAGTCTTGCTGACTACAAAGTCCCTTGCGGGATAAACCTTCCTCACAACATGCACCCCAAACAGGGCGCGTTTTTAACATGGTCAACAACCAGAGAGGCCTTATATGGTGGCGCTGCTGGTGGAGGTAAGTCTGACGCCTTACTAATGGCCGCATTGCAGTACGTATGCATTCCCGGATATTCAGCACTTCTTTTGCGACAAACATATCCACAGTTAGCCGGTCCTGATGGATTTATCGACCGATGCAATGCATGGCTCTCGGGAACAGATGCAACGTATGTTGGAACAAACAAACGATGGACATTCCCGTCTGGTGCAACCCTTTCATTTGACCACTGTGAAAGAGATGACGACAGATATAAGTTTCAATCTTTTGCTTATCACTTTGTTGGAGTGGACGAATTGACTCAGTGGAAGACGGACCGTGTTTATCGATACGTAGGATTTTCTCGAGTTAGAAAACCATCAATCTCTGATGCGTTGCTCAGGTGTCCAACTTGTGGCATGTCTTCGGCAGATATCCCTCTTCGTGTGAGGGCTGCCACCAACCCTGGAGGCCCAGGAAATAACTGGGTGTATGAGCGTTTCATCCTCGGAAAAACTCAAGAAAGAAAATTTATGCCTGCAAAAATTTCGGATAACCCCTCTCTTGACGCCGACACCTATGTGAAGTCTCTTGACGAACTGGATGCAATTGAGCGAGCAAGATTGCTTGACGGAAACTGGGAGGTTCGAGAAGAAGGCGGGATGTTCAAGCGAGAATGGTTTACAATAACTGGCGTCTTTCCAGAAGATATGCAAAAAGTTCGTTATTGGGATTTGGCTGCTACTGCACCAAAGCACGGCAGTGACCCAGACTGGACGGTTGGCGCCTTAGTGGGCCACAAAGAGGGAAGATATTTTGTTCTTGATGTTCGACGGATGAGGGGTACTCCTTACGATGTTGAAAAGTTAATCAAAATCACATCGGAAGAAGATGGGATTTCGACAAGGATTGTTATGGAACAAGAACCCGGTTCATCTGGGGTAAACGTGATTGACCACTACGCTCGCCATGTAGTGCCGGGCTTTAACTTCAAAGGTCAAAAATCAAACACATCCAAGAAAGATAGAGCAGGTGTTTTTTCCGCTGCGTCTGAGGCGGGTAACGTCATGTTGGCTCGAGCCACTTGGAATACTCCTTTCCTAGATGAATGCGAAGTGTTTCCTTACGGAGCCCACGATGACCAAGTTGACGCGATATCGGGCGCAATCCAAGCCCTTGTTTCACGAAAAATGAA